GCCCGCTATACGCAGATCATCAAGAGGCGACTTCCGTCACTTCTTCTTGGCCGTTTAGTTGGTCCCCTCGGTCCACCCGCGAAAGCTGGTGGCTGGGAGTCCCATCGGCGTATTGTCGATTCCCATACAGCTGTCTGGCAGGCTGTATGGGCAGGTTTCGTTGCCTCTGGTCTCTCTCAACAGCATGGTTGTTGGGTTTTCCGGGCCTGGGTATCCAGGTCCGGGCCACGTGGTTCTGATTGGATTTGCGACAGGTTGAAGGACCTGTCCGTATCCCTCCGTGACCTTTGTCTCACGGGGAGGGCTGAAGAACTCGTGGCAGACATTCCCAAGGCCTTGCAGATATGGCTTCGACGTTTGTGTGACCGAGACGCTCGTCGGGTCCTGGCCTTCACCAGGTTCTCGCGCGCGTTGCCTAAGGCTTCTCGCAAACGCATATCTGCAGGGTTGTTGAACCATGCTCGTAATATCTCTGAACCCGTTAGCTGTTCCGTCGTTATGCAAGACGGTATCGAAGACAGCACGGTGGTAAGGTTCGGAGATACGTTGAGAGGGAGAACTTGGAAACACGCACCTAGTAGCAAGAACGCTGTTAAGGAGTGTCCTGGGTCTAAAGGCGGTTACGACGAGTTCCTTCGGTCTTTGATCGAGGGAGATCTTCATGGCGACCTCTATAGGTCTGACATGGAGCGTCGGATCCTCGAAGCGGCGCGTCGTATTGCCGACTTCCCAGGAAAGGCATCTCTTCTTAACAGGCTGCTCAAGGTCGTTCGCGCAGGGCCTTTTAACGAGGAACAGTACCCCGATGTTCTGCAAGGTTACGGAACCTTGTTGTCGATGGAGAACTTCGGACTCCTCGGTCAGAAGGCTGACCCTGACGATGTGCTCGGTTCTCGCGAACCGGTGCACATCGCTGCGCCGATCTCTGAGCAGGGCTGCAAGGTGCGTGTCATTACCGTCCCTCCTGCTTGTGTCTTTACTGCAGGGACTATGGCCCGTAAGGCAATCTTTCCCGTCCTCCGTAAGAAGGATAAACGGATTCGCGATTTCTCTAAGCGATTCCGTGAGGACAGGAAGGTTGCCGGCTTTACGGGTACCCTGCGCGGTGATCAGGCTTATTTGAGCGCTGATTTGACTAAGGCCACTGACGGTTTCTCTCATGATGCTATTCGTGCCGTTCTCCGCGGCATGGGTCGAGCGGGCCTTCACCCGGCTCTCCTCGAGTGCGCGGGACAATCCCTTGGCGTTGTTCCGGGTCACAAGCATCAAGTTGAGTACCGTAAAGGGTCTTTCACCGAAAGTGACTGGCAGGAGGTCACCAACCTGAGAAACGCCATTGTTTGTGGTGAGAAAAGGGACCGTGTCCGCATCCCCATGGAGAGGGGATGTCTTATGGGCACGCCGTTGTCGTTCACGGTCCTTTCCATAATCAATGGCTGGTGTTGTGAAGCTCTGGGTCCGAACACCGTCCTCTGTGGGGACGATGTTTTGTCTGTCACAAGACCTTATCAGGTTGGGAACTATCGCCTCCG